TACTTTACCAGGCGCACAAAACCTGTCAGAGATTGCGGATATTGAATACATCCAAAAGAAACTATTGACGGCTCTTCGTGTTCCTAAAGCATTCTTAGGTTTTGAAGAAGTTACTGGTGAAGGTAAGAACTTAGCATTACAGGATATCCGTTTTGCAAGAACTATCAACAGAATTCAGAAGTCTATGATTCAGGAGTTGAATAAGATTGCAATCATCCACTTATATATCTTAGGTTTTGAGGATGAATTGAATAACTTCCAATTGGCATTGACTAACCCATCATCACAAGCAGACTTGTTGAAAGTGGAACAATGGCAACAGAAGATTCAGTTATACCGTGATGCGACTACTGACCCAGGAAACGGTATCTTACCTGTTTCTTCATCATGGGCTAAGAAACACATCCTTGGATTCTCTGATGAGGAAATCAAACTTGACCTACAACAACAACGTATTGAAAGAGCGGTTTCAGGTGAGTTGGAGAAAACACAAGAAGTTATCCTACACACAGGTATCTTTGATAACCTTGACAAACTATACGGTCAGAAAGGTGCGGAACCTGAAGCGGGAGCTGGTGAAGAAGGAGGAGACGACTTTGGAGGTAGTGACTTCGGTGGAGGTTCAGACTTTGGTGGTGACTTAGGTGGTGACCTCGGAGGTGACTTGGGTGGAGATTTAGGTGGTGAACCTGCTGGTGAAGTTGAAGCTGGCGGTGGTGAAGACATTACACCTGAGACTTTCGTAAGAAATAAAGACTTAGATTTAATCCTTGAAGACTCAACATTATTCGGTCAGGATGAGACCATTGACCTTTCAAAAGGTAGAGAGTCATTGGGTGAGATGGAAGAAAAGTTAAACGACTTACTTAAATAGTAATATTTATTAAATAAAAGAATTATGAATAAGTTCGGTGCAATTAAATCAAAGATTGAAAAAACGTTAGTTTCTACTTACGGTAAAGAATCTTTTAAGTCTAATCTACAGGGTTTCAAAAAGAGAATCTTGGGTGACAAAAATTTAGCTGAAGCCTATTACCTTTATGATGAATTGAGTTCACAAAAAGGTTTATCTAAAGAAGTTGCTTCAGTATATGTAAATGAGTCGTTTGAAAAGTTAAATGACATCATCACAAATAACAAAGAAAAAATTGAAGAATTATCTAAATGGGTTAACACACTTTTGGACGAATCTGTTGAAAATAATTACGTAGATATTGATAACGTTATTTACGAAAAATCTTTAACAAAATTGGAAGCGGTTGTGGAATCAAAATTAAAGATTCAAAGAACACTTTCTGAAACAAAAATTGAAGACGTAATCAAAGAATCGGTAAACTTACCACTATCTACAATGTTGAAAATTGCATCAAACACATTCAACAAAGAATATGAAAACATCAACGAAGCTGAGAAAGAAGAATTGAAATCATTGTTGTCAATGACAAAAGAACAAATCTCAGAAGAGATGAATACACTAAAAGAATCTGTAGTTTCTAAACTACAAGGTAGTATCAATGAGAGTGAAGACAAAGAACTTCAAGAAAAAATTGGTAAAACCATTGAAAAGATTAACGAAAGTAAAAACGATTTGGTTTCGTTATATAAGTTACGACAACTACACGAGGGGTTATAATTAAAAAAGGGTTTAGTCTTCTAAACCCTTTCTTTTTTCTACATATTTGGCTTTTTGGAGTTGTTTCCTTTTTTTGGTGGTGTCTTTCTCATGATATCGTCCGTCTCGTAAATTATTAAGTTGTTTGGTTTTTATCACCTTATACTTATAATTTTTGAGAGCTCTCTCAATACCACCTTTTTTGTCTACTTTTACTACTAACATACTTGACTATTATAATAAATAGTTTTTTTAAGTCAAATTTTGACTGAAGGGAAAAAGTTTATTATACTTTTATCAACAAATAAACGAGAAGATATATGAAACATATATGAAAAAAGGTAAAAGTTCAAAGTTAAACATCTTTGAAAATGCAAAGTGTAGTTATGGAACTGTAGACGCACAAAACTTAAAATCAATTTACATTTCCATACAATCGTGGGTAGAACCCACAGTAGACAGTGACAACTGGAATAGAATAAACGGTAACCTAAATCGTAATATAAAACATAACTTATTAGAATGTGTGGATAACTTAATTTTTGAACCACACAATATCGTAGACTTGGACCTAAGAACAAGTGGTATACAATTGGGTAAAAAATCATTCATGAATTTGGAGATTACATTGTTCTTAAAAGAACATATGGATTTCAAATCAATCATCCTTAGAGATAGAGTAAAACAAATTTGTAAATCTGTATACAACGATGAGTTGATGTCGTCCGATTATTTTACTCTTTCAAAAACCAAAACGAAAAAGAAGGAATATTTATCTTAAACACCTTTTTCGTGAAAATCAAAATTACAGAATCACAATTAAAGAATTTGAAGAAGGTCATCAGTGAGGGTAACACCGCCATTGATGACCTAAACAATCTTATTGACCCATCTGATTTTACTATTAATGAGGATTTTACTGTTGTGACTTTTAGAAATGTTATGTTAGAAGGAGATATGGTGGATAATGATATCTCTGTTAGAGTCGTAATTGATAGAGTTCTATACACTTATGGTGGTGAACAAGATGTGACAGGTTTCGCTTTAACGTGGGCAATTAAAGACCATTATTCAGGAGAAGATTTATCATTAGGGGATGTTATAAATCATGCCGTTTCCCAAGTAATGAATGCCAAATATTCCAAATATATAGGTGTTGAGGTAAGTGAATATGACATCATCATAGAATAATCTCTATTCTCAAGTATTTATAATAAAGATTTATTACAATGAAAATATTAGGTCCAAACGATACAGGTAAAGGAATATTGATTGAATGGGATGCGGGATATGTAAATCCTAACGACAGCCGTAATGCAGAAGTTATCAAAGAATCCTACGGTCAATTAGACCACTCAAAACCTTTTGAGTTCTACGCCGTATTACAAAAATATGACACACCAAACAGAAACGGTCGTGTATACCCTGAAAAGATTTTACGTAGAGAAGCTGAAAGATATCAACAAGCAATCAATAAAGGATTGTCTATTTCAGAACTTAACCACCCCGAATCGTCATTGATTGATTTGGACCGTGTATCTCACCTAATCACCGATATGTGGTGGGAAGGTAATACATTGATGGGTAAGTTGAAACTATTAACTTCACCTGGTTTCCACAACGGTGGTGTTGTTTCATGTCCTGGTGACCAAGCGGCAAACTTAATGAGACAAGGTGTTACTATGGGTGTATCCTCTCGTGGTGTTGGTTCATTGGCACGTAAGGGTGAGAGAAATGAAGTTCAAGAAGATTTTGAACTTATCTGTTTTGACCTTGTGTCGTCACCATCTACACCTGGTGCGTATCTATTCCTTAATAAAGACGACAAAGGAAAATACGAAGAGAACTTAGAAGAAGAAAAAAGACCTGAACCTGAAGCAAGATTAGACGGCGGAATGGGTGCGTCTATTGACTTAATGAGAAGATTATCCGATTATTTAGGTAATTAAAAACTTTATAACCATGGATGAGAAATATTTCGTAGCAAAAATTCAGTACGACCTACCTGATGAAAACTCAGGAAAGATTAAAAAAATCAGAGAAGAGAAACTTGTAAGAGGTTACAACGTCACAGAAGTTGAATCAAAGGTAACCAAGAAATTTGAAGGTTTCCCACATGATTGGAGAATCACCGCATGTGCTGAAAGCAAAATTGACGAGGTTTACGAATAACAAAAACCAAACCAAAAAATTTAAGAATCGGAGGGTGACTTCCGATTTTTTTATGCTCGTATATTTCATATGTGATATTTTTTAACATTTTGGACTATTTATATTATAAGAATTAATAAACATTTGCGCAAAAAGTAAAAAATGGCAAACGAAACTAAAAAATCATTAGTTGAAGAGGCACTACTACAAATGAAAAATTTGGAGGAAGCCGTAACGGAAAACGCAAAAGGAATACTTGCTTCTACTATGAAGGAAGAAATCAGTGAATTAGTAAAAGAATCATTATCTGAAGAGGATGAAATGATTGACGAAGTTGACATGGAAGAAGGTTCAGAAGACGTAAAAGAGTCAGAAATGGCTGAAGGAGAAATGGGACCTGACATGGGAGACTTACAAGAAGACGAAATGGATGACATGGAGTCTGATGAATTTTCAATGGAAGACGAAGACGAGGAAATGGACATGGAAGACGTAGAAGATATGTTGGGTATGGACTTACCTGGTGATGAGTTGGAAGTTGATGATGAAGAAGAGGTTCTCTTGCCTCTTGATTTGACGGGAGCATCTGACGAGGAAATCTTAAAGGTTTTCAAGGCTATGGGTGAAGAAGATGGAATCATTATCTCTCAAGATGATGACGAAATTTCACTTAAAGATAACGAAGCTGACGTTGAATATAAAATCCAAATGGAATCTGAAGAAGAAGTTGAAATGGAAGAAATGGATGAGGAAGTATCTGAAGAAGATATGGACGAAGTTGTTTACGAAATCGAAATGTCTGAAGAAGATGACATGGAAGATGAAGAGATGGAAGTTGAAGTTGATGAATGGAAAGAAGAAGCAACTGAAGAACATGGTGATATGAAAGGTGATGAATCAAAAACACATCCTGGTGATGAAGACTACACTACTAAAAAAGGTATGAAACTTAAAACACCAGCATTTGAGCAAGAAGATGAAGATATGGACGGTGAAGCAACTGAAGGTATGGTGAGAAGTCACGCTGCTGGACAGAAAGCATCATCTGACAAATCTAAAGGTTTACCAAAACCACATTCAGTACCTAACAAAGCACGTTTGGGTGAATCTGCACAAAAAGAAATTCAACAACTTAGAGAGAAGAATGAAGAGTACCGTAAGGCACTTAACATTTTCAAAGAGAAGTTGAACGAAGTTGCAGTATTCAATTCTAACTTGGCTTATGCTACACGTCTTTTCACAGAAAACACAACTACGAAGCAAGAGAAAATCAACATCCTTAGAAGATTCGATTCAGTAGAAACATTGAAAGAATCAAAAAGCTTGTATAAGACTTTGAAAGAAGAATTCGAAAGCAAGGAAGCTAA